ATATACGGTAGTTTAATTTCCATATCTGGGTCATCGTCATCCATAAACCAACTCCAGAATTTAAAGTCGGTGATATGCCACATCGTGTGTCCCCAAAAATACCAATAGTTTGATATAAATCTATTCACTTTCTCATCCTATTCATTCAGCATCACTCATAACTTCAATCCTTTCATATAACTAATTTGTTCATCGATGTCGTCAGTTGACCAATCATCAGACTTTAAATCATCTCGTTCTACCTTCAATGTTTCTATAACATCGTTTCGCATCATCTCTTCCCATCCTTCACATTCACAAGTGTACCTATTGTTATTGTGACTTGCGTTTCTAAGGAATCCGTGAGGTGCAGACGGATGGTCAGAGCAAGGTACTTCGGCAGTTGATTGTCCTGGCATTTCATATTGCTTAGGTAACGTATCTCCGTACGCATGAGGTAACTTCATCATTTACCCCACTCACAAGTAATAGCATTGTCTGAGTAAATACCCTTTAACACTACACACTTAGTTCCATTTTCTAATGTAATCTCTTGCACCTTTGGTGGTGGTTCTGGTGTAGGTTCTTTGGTAATTATCATTGCGATAAATAGGCACACTATGCCAACTGACATAACCAACAACCAATCACCACTATACAAATATTCTTTTAATTTATTCATTCCAACTCCCTGCTTCTACGTAATTCCATAAGTCTTCCATCTCAGTTAAATCCGCAAGCACTTCATCTGAGTCAACTGCAGTAATAATCTTATCAATATCTTCATATGCCCACCATTCGATTAAATCTAATCCAATCTCACCATACGCATCTTTAAATACCGCATTAAACGCTTGGCCAATCTCATCAACTGTTGTGCCCATAAAATAAGTATCAGATTGTGCTAATTGAAGAACTTTATTAATATCTCTATCAATCTGATGTTGCTTTTCTAATGCTTCTAAAATTGCTTTAAATGTTTCGTATTTCATCTTCATTCTCTATAATCGTTATAAATTTCAAGCCACATATCTTTGCCATTCCTATGGTTACCAATGATACACTCAGTACCAAATAACTTAATCAATTCTTGAAGTTTATCAAGTGTATCAATTTCAATAGGGTCAATTGACACTTCATACGTATCAATAGAATCAAGTTTAATCTTAAACCCTTTACCTGCCCATTTAGTAGCATCATGCAAAGACATAATGTTATCTGTAAAATTTACATATACTTTCATATCAACTCCAAATTAAATAAATCGAATGTCCAAGACCTACGATAAAGAATATAATAACATTAAGTCCTGCCACCAATTTCACCATTTCACTTTCAAGGTCACCAAACATTACATTAAAAAGAAAGATAACAAATGCTAATAGATAATACGTTGTTAATATCTTTTCAATCACATTGCACCTCTAATTAATCCATAAACAACAACCAATTCATACATAAATTCTTTCATATCTACTTCCTTTTTTATTCAACATATTAACTCAACCTACACTACCTATTATACCCTAATTTTGGTAAATAGGTAGAAGAATAACACGGTAAATAATAAGGGTATTACCAGTCTAAGTTATCTAACCTAATATCAATATTGATTCTAAAGAAAGAACCTTTACAGTAACTAAGAAATTGTTTCATCGTACTCCTTCTTAAATGTTTTGAAGTCAATCATTGTTGCGTGTCCACTATCCTCAACTTGTCTAATGACACCTGCGATATTCATTCGAACCGTTTCTTTACCTTTAGGGCATTCATATACAGAACCAGAATGTCCCGTGAATATGTAATTGTCTCCTTCAGTAGTGTAACTTTTAATTCCAGAGTTCATTCTCCAAGAATCTCCATCGGCATAACCACCAGACCAACCAACAAGAACTTTCCAACCTAACGTTGTTCCATCCTTCTCGTGTAGTCTAATAATTACCCAATTGTCCATATCTTTGGTCACTGTATCTCCATAAGGTTTACACCATTATCTTCCATAATCTGATTCAGTCTAACTCTAACAGCGTCTAATAGATCTTCCTCGGATTCAGTTAAATCAACGCCATGTTTAATTTGAGTTCTTAACCATTCATCCATTTCATATAGAGCCGCCCATTGACCATTGAAACTCAATGCCCTAACTGCCTCTCCTTCTGTTTCAAACTCTTGTGTTATTTTAATCATAGTCATTTTCCTCTGAAAGTTCAAATGTAGTCTTTAACCGATGCTCAGACTTGAACCTAATAATAAGTTTTTCATCATACGGATAAAATGCTTCATCCTCTTCAAAATCATACCACTCATTATCAGAGTTTTTACTTGCATCATACCACTGCATAGTATTCCACCCACCGTCTGCCCAATGAGTAGCAAACATTTTCCACTCATCTTTAGTATTTGGCTTAGGTCGTTTAGGTTTACGGAGTCCAGCAAGCACTTCCAATTCATTAATTCGGTTCTTCAACTCATCAATTTCTTCTACATAATTATAATTCATGCTATTCATTATCGATTAACCCCTTAACATCAGGTAATGCTACTCTAGTCGAGAAGAACGATACTACCGAGTCCATACGGAACGAACGAAAACCTTTTGCTTCAGTATCAAATACTGCAACAACGTCTTCATTTACTTTACGTTCTACTTTGGGTTTACTTGAATCCCTCATAGGCAGAAACTCTGTTTGTAGAGTTGCCTTCATCACACGTTCAGTACCATCTTTCTTTACGAACGTTACTGTTGCTACATCTTCTTTTAACGCATCAACTATTTCCTTTCTCACTTCACTTGTCTTCATAATATACTTCCTTTTTTATCATCTATACTTAGTATTATACCCTAATTTCCGTAAAAGTCAAACGTTATTTCATATTAATTCACGTGTAAATAATAAGGGATTATTCAATAGGTTTACGTCTTTCCTTCCTATTCATCATCTTCTTAATAAACTTACCAGTTCCTGCTTTCCAATTATGAGTCTTGTGCCACTTACGACTAACCCAATCTTTGACTATTTCTTTCGTCTTTAACATAACAGTAAATTACTCCTATAAGTGTTATTGGAATTATCACTAGTGCAAAAATAAAACTAACTGACACTACCATTCCAATTATTAAAAATATTAATATTGTTGCTAATATATCTTTTATTTGGTGCATCGTTTAGAATTTGGATGTCGGTCACATCGATATGTTCCGTGACTTGTAGACTTCTTACTCAATCTATTACCGTTATTATCTTTCTTTGTCTTAATACCATCAATCATTGTCTTGCTCATTTACTTCTCCTTTATTAATCATTTCGCCTGAATAGATATTTTTTGCTAATCTATACAAGTCGCCATCAACAAACCCCTTAGATAATAAGTAGTTTGCCCTTTCTATATACTTCTGTTGTTCTTGGTCTGTTAAGTGTTTCCAATCGTTCATTTTCTTCCCATTACAAATACACTTCTAACATTAGGGTACTTCTGCATAATATCTTCTTTGCTCTTCGCCATAATAGTTCTTCCAGTGCCATCGTGGAAATACACACACCACTGTTTAAGTAGCATTCCTAATCTTAACCAAAAGTCTTTCTTTGAATTCTGCCATTAATGTAGCATTCGTTTTGATACATTCAGTAACATCGTCAATTTCCTTTTCCGTGAATTCAAGTCTAGTCAAAGACTTATCTTCCTTGTTGTCAACCCAACCAGATTCTTCAAATCGTTCGGTCATTTCACCACCACATAATCAGCATCAAGTTCATAACGCACAGAAACCTCTAATCCTTCTCGGTGTTCATATACTCTGTTTATCTTGATTGTATATCCTTTGGATCTATAAGCATCATATTCTGCCTTTGTCAATTTAGTCATTGTTCAATCCCTCCATTCCTGCTTTAATAGCATATAAGAAACCAAAGTGGAATAAAGCATTTGCTTCATCATCAGATAGTTCGTGAGTTTTAGTTTCTTTGCTAAACTCATTGTCATCTACTACTCTGACTTTATCAGTTACTCTCATCTCATCAATAAGGTATTGTAAACCTTGTTTGATTAGAATACCTTGAGTAGTTTCATCTAAGTCCATTGTGATTGTTGATGAACCATCGTCATGTTCAACTACATCATTAATACTAATTGCTTCTTCATTCATTTTACTTCTCCTTATAATGTAATCCATCATTACCATTTTGTCCTATGACATCTATACGTTCGTCATCCCCTTCTTCCAATTGCCTTGATATAAATTCATCATTACCATAATCGCATCCTTCACTAGCATCTTCTTCGGTGGAATATTCACGTAGAGTATCACCAAATTCGTTACATACACAATAGATATAATTAGACATTACATACTATCCATTGAAAATTGATTCGACATAGACTCCTTATAACCAGTTAAGTATTCAGAATAGAATTCTTCATCATTAGCACGTGTGCTTGCTTGAGCAGGTTCATTACGTTCGGCATCTAACCATCCAGTAATGTAGAAACGACTCTTAGTTCTTAAATATGTGTCACGTTCATTCAATTTTACAACCTTCATATACAACTCCTATTTTTATCAATCAATACTTATATTATACCCTATTTAAACATTAATGTAAAGGATAATACCGACTTTTATTTTAGGTATAAAAAAAGCACCGATTAAGGTGCTTTTCACTAGGTTTTAACTAAACATTAAAATGTTACGTTAATCTTTGCAGTTGTAACACCATCAACATTCTCTGTCTTAGAGTGACCCAAAGTCCAAACACCACGTGTCAACTCACCAACTAAAGTAGTAGCATCGTTCTTATCAATGTACTTACCAGTTACTAAACCAACAGTAGTAGCAGTTGATACAACAACACCAGTTACGTCTTTACCATTAACTGCGTTTGTAATATCACCAAGGATACCGTCGTCTTGAGTAATACCAGCAGTATCATTAACATCAACCATAACAACAGTTGCGTTCACACCACCAATCGTAGCACCAACAGAACCAGCAGTATTAGTGCCAGTTGTAGTCACTTGACGTTCAGCATTAACTTCTAAACCACCAACAGTAGCAGAAGCAGATACATAACGGTTTGAGTTAGAAGCGTTTTGTACGTTAAGATCAACACCAGCAACTGTTAAAGATGCATCAACAGTAGCATTACCGTCGCCAGATGCTTGACCAACTGTTACACCAGCAATACCTGCAGCATCAAACGCAACTTCCATTTGATTAGTTACAGCAGAAGTTGCTTGCATTAGACCAGCACCATTTTGTGATTTGTAGTTACCACCTTTGAAAGAGATGCCTTCAATAGCAGACTCAATATATACTTGGTTAGCAGTTACATTAGAACCACCAGTTAAGTTTTCAAACTTAGCAGTAACACTTGTACCTGCGTCGTTAGTTCCAACCATAGTGATGTCTAGATCTTGTGCATATGTTGCAGCACCTGGATTGCCATCAGAGATAGTACCTTCGTAGTCGCCAGTTAAAAAGAAACCTGCAGAAGCAGTTGTAGTGATTGTAGTTGCAGCAATTAATGCCATTATATTTTTATTCATTTTTATTTCCTATATCTGTCTTCCGTTAAAAAAGGGGGAAGAACTAAGCCCTTGTAAAATCAATATTAATGTTTTATTATATTGTTATTTATATTATATTATACTCTAAAAACGTCCAAAAGTAAAGTTTTTACCTATTTTTTTCATTTTTACTAATTTCGTAGTATTTTTACTACTTTTTAACGATAGAACTGTTAAATGCTATACTCAGGCGTTCCTCGCCGTCGACATCACCCTGTTGGACGAAATGCCATAACCAAGCAGGGAACACGCAAAGCGAATCTTCTTCTGCAAAAACTTTATATTGTCTCATAGTGATTTGATTAACTTCACCTCTAGCATCATCTGGTATCGAATTGATGCTCGCCCTTGGCATGTCCAAAATCGATAGATACGATTTTTTATGTGTTTTGGGATAATATACAGCAACTAAACAATTCTGAGGATGATTATGCGGATAAGAAATTTCCCTATTACAAGAATAGTTGATCCAATAATTGTCAATTTTTTGAACATAATCGTCAGACAATTCCAACATTTTATGAGTTTCGTCGAATGCTTCCTCAACCCTCCTCACCAAAATCTTCATTGATTGAGGAAACCCCCTATATTCTTCCCCGAGTTCGAGCACACCGGCGGTTTGGCCAATTTCGGTTACCAACTGCGTCTTTCTAGAATCGTCATTAATATAATCGATCAATTCTTCTCTTTCTGATAATGTTAGGTTGTTCTCGACATGGATCACAAAGTCTGAGAATATTAACTTCATATTTAATTCTTCTGGATTTATCATTTCTTAGAGGTTGGAGAGGTTCCTCTCTTACTATATTCAACACAATGTCGGGTAATCTCCAGTGGTGGATATATTGGACACCCACCTTTGAATCCGCGAATACACGTTGTACATAAATCTGTTGTTGGATTAACGAATCTATCAGGTTTTATCATTTGCTACTCACCGTTATGTCAATATACCATTTATACCATTTACGGTACAATTCCTTTCGTGCTTCTTTATCATCGAGTTTAACTGCATCGTATGTAAAGTCTAAATCGTTTATCTTACCTTGTATCACAGCACCTTGATAATCACACTTACCAAAACATACTACACTTGCATCGTGTAACATTGCTTCTTGACCAGTTCCTGAATTAATCACATACGTTGATACTGCTTTAGGGATAGCATCGTGTATAGACACATCATTCGTATATGCCACGTTAGTGTATTTACTTATAATGTCAAACAACGGTTGCATTGCTCCAAGGTTTACGGGATGCCCTTTGAATAGTATCATCGGTTTATCTTCACCCTCGTCTGCCCATTCACATAATGATGTAACGAATTCTTCAACACTAATATCTGAGTGCCACTTAATAGTTTCATCGTGAGGTAATTGTAGAGGAACAAAGATAAACGGTTTAGGTAGATCCAGTTCCATCGATTGAGGTTGAGCAAACTTAGAACCACCTGCTTTAACATATTCTGCTAACTTATCGAATGATGTTCCGCAAGTTTCAATCTCACTTGGTTTGAATGTATTAACATACTCAGCACCACCTGCCCAACCTAATGGATCTACCGTGAACAACCAAGGGAATACAGTCTGCATATAATATAGTGTGTTATCATTACCACCGAAGTTGTGTTTCTCTACGTGTGGCACATACATCTTACACTCATCACTAAAGTAATTCTGAATAGTTTTATTAAACATCCATCGTGGGGATTCAATAATTATCGTTTTATTCTTAACAAATTGAATGAGTACATTATTCCAATGAGTTCTGATTTCAGGTAGAGGGTTGTTATTAGCAACCTCAAGTCCAAACTTCTTGAATGGGATGTCTAGTCTTGGTTTAAGGATAACCGTATCATATGACTTCATTTCTTCTAGTCTATGATTGTACGATTCCTTTTGCTCAACATACACAGGGTTGTCATACTTTCTCGGACCTTTACCAGTCCAGATAGTTGTGCCTTCAATAAATTCCCAATCCATAAACTTGCTATCAAACTTATGCACTTGGTCATCAGGTAGATTACCTAATACTCTAGACAATGCAATCTGGTCAACAAACCATTGCATAGGCAACTTACTGATTTCTTCAGCAACTGCTTCAGCATACTTCAAACCGTTTTGGTTATAATATACTGCACCTGCTGCGACCCTAGTTCCTTCTTGTTCCCATCCTTGAGTTCCATCTAAAGGTTCTCTTGGGAAATATCCTACTGCTTTCTTAGGGAAGTCAAACCTATTCATTATGACACCATCAATGTCAAGGATTAATACTTCACCTGCTGAACGAATAATGGTTGGTGCTATTAAAAATCTTAGACAAGCATAGTAAGATCTAATCATTCCATCATTGCCATTGAATGGTTGTTGGTTAATTTCTAAATCATTAAATGACATAGTTAATCTTGCCATTTTAGTAGTCGCACTTAATACACCTGCTAATGCTAATACTTCGTCAGTTGGATTAACTACGTGCATATGGACATCTTGATTTGCATCATCAGCAGAGTAAACAAATGCTGGACCATGCTCAATAAAATAAGCACTATCGCAAGCAGCCATTACAACTGGACTAGTGGGAAGTTCTCCGTACATCTATTCTCCTTTAGTTACATCAAAACCATTTGATGCTGAATAACCTTGTTGTGATTCTTTATCATACTCTACAATATTATCTAAGTCATAATACTGCTCAACGGTGTAATCGTTTTCTAATGCTTCATTATAATACTTATCAAACGTATCTTGAACATCTTGTCTTCTGTGTTCTCTGAAGTCTCCATCAAACCAATGCGTTCTATTTTCTTTTTCTAATCTCGGGATACAGTACTTACCGTGCATCTGGGTAGACATATCTGTATAGTGTAGAATCTTAATATCTTCTATCTTATCATTCTCACCATCGAAGTTATTCCATTGACGATCAAACTTCTGAACCAGATGAGGATGCTGTTGTAGAGATGAAAATAATTGTTGATGAGAGTGAGGATTCTCTCGGATTTCACCGATAGTAGGTAATACTTCACCTGCTCTACGACATTCCCATTTAGCAACACACGTTCTCCAACCACCTTTCATTTGGATAATAGCACTATCGTCCCAAGGTTCATTCCATAGTTTAGCAAGGTCGTCAAGGATAACCATATCAGAATCCATATAGATTGCTTGTCCTTCATAACCACAGGCTGCTGGGATACCCCAACGGAAACCACTAAACGGGGTTGCCCAAGTTGTTGATTTCCATCCTGCCCAAAAATTCATCGGGTCATTACTATGTTTCATCCATACAATATCAATTGGCATTGATGAATGTTTCCTAGCAGTATATTCTAATACCATTTGACTCTCAGCATCCTCACCGTTTGGAGCACAACCTACAAATAATTTAATTCTTTCTTCACTCACAACTATCTCCTTTTAAACAACCTTCCCGTTCTTTGAATAAACGGTTTTTTCATATCACTATTACTTCTTATGTATTCAGACTCTTCAGGAAGATGGTCGAAACCATTCTCATCAAATACCTTCACCCAATATGCTTCATCTCTACAATTAACGTGGTGGTGTCCTGGTGCTCCTGGAGGTGCAGCAGTACAAACTACATATTTACATTTTCTAAACACTGACATATAACTTTCTTGATATTCTTCATCTACGTGTTCTAAGAATTCCACACTCCACGCCAAATCAAACTCATCATCAATGACTGGATTTCCAGTTACAAAATCGTGTAGCATAATGTCAATACCTTTAGAATCCCATACATCTTTAAGTGTGTGGTCTCCGTCAATACCTCGTGCCTTAACACCGTTTTCGTTTGCGACAGTTACCATATCACCTGGACCACAACCGACATCTATCATTGTCTTGATGTTATACTTATCCCTCAGGTATGTTAATGTCTTTAAGTCTGTGTGGGTTTGATTACAATGCCCACCTAAATGTTGTTCTAATTTACTCATTATTGCGTCACCATTACGGTTGCACCCTGAAACCAATTTCTTGATATAGGAACAACCTTACGTTCAAATTTATCTAACCATTCGTTTAATGCCTTCCACTCGTGGTCTTTCCACGTTGTGTACCTCACTCTATTCGATTTGCCTTTAGGAGATGCTTCTCCGAATACGTGTCTCCAACAAGCAAGTTCATCAAACCTAATAATAGTTCCAGGAACAATCAAATGATTGAGATCTTCAAGGATAGTCACGGTTGATGAATAGAGATCGCAGTCTACGTGTAGATATCCAACCTCTGTTGTGTTGTGTTCACTGTCTAGGAACTCTGGAATAGTTTTATCAAACCAACCCTTCCACAACTTAACGTTCTTCTCGACCATAGGAACTGAACCCTGCATATCAAATGCTTTCTTATCAACATTCTTTTGTCCCATATCCCAGTCTTCAGGTAAACCCTCAAACGAATCGAATCCGTGGAATTGCAGGTCAGGTCTTTCTTCGGCAAGGCAATTGATAGTCGTACCACTGAACACACCAAATTCTAAATTCAATTTGTTCTTAGGTAAATACTTTGCCAAGTCTTTTAGTTCTCTGAGTCTAACAGCATTAGTGTCAGTATCGTCAGAGTTAAACTTGTATTTCTTTATTCCTTGAAATTCTTTTATCTTCATCATATTATTATATACTATTCCTTTCGTTTTGTCAAGTTATATTCCTCATTTATTACTCTATCATCGATAATGTGTTGAGGTTTTCTGTGCCACTTACCGTTGATATTATCATTCAAAAAGTTGGAGTCTTCAAGCACATCGTGTATGAATTGTTGCTTAGTTTCTTCATAGTTGCAATCACCACGAGTCTTATGCAAGGATAGTATTATCCGTTTGAAGGAATCCTTCCCTTGCTCCTTTACAATCTCCTTAAGATACACAGACGAACCATAATAGTTCTTCCAATCAGACTCAGTACGTTGTCGACGGACTTTATCCTTGACTTTTCGAATTGAGTGGAAGTATTTCCTACCAATGTAGAATTTACCATCTGGAGTTTCAATCACATAGACAAACCCTTGGGCAATGCCTATATCATCTGTATCAAAATCCTTACCGTTGAATTGCCACTTGTTGGTATATTCAATCTTCTTCGCCAAAACTTTCCTCGTGAAAATCTTTATACCTGTCATCAAAGCATTCATCATCATCTAAATCCGATAAGTCTGTATCAACTGAACAGAACGGGCAATACAAAGGTTCTGCTCCCTCTATTAATTCTTGTTCGAATGAAAGTGTATATTCGTTCCCGCATGAATGACAATTTAATTCGTAAACTACTTCTGACATCTATTTCTCCTCGTATGCATTTGCCCAAGTGCCAGTCAATCCTGCCACCTCGTATTCTGTTACCCTATTCTCAAAAAAGTTTGTATGGTCTGCACCATTCAATATCCACTCCAACCAAGGCAGTGGGTTATCCTTAACTTTGAAATTAGGTTTAAGTCCTAATTGCAATAACCTTCTGTCAGTTATATATCTAATGTATTCTTTTACTTCTTCTGCCTTCAACCCTTCAATACCACCGACTTCATATGCTAGGTCGATAAACTTATCTTCAAGTTTAACAGCAGTCTTTGCCATCTTATATATCTCTGCTTTAAATTCGTCATCCACGATTCTAGAATGCTCATTACAAAATGCTTTGAACAACTTAGAATTACCTTCAACGTGCATTGACTCATCTCGGATACTCCACTCAACAACCTTACCCATTCCTTTCATCTTACCGAAACGTTGGAAGTTCAACAACATTACGAACGATGCGAACAGACTAATGCCTTCGTTGAATACCATCTTAGCAAGAGCAAGTCCAGTTCCGTGTAATGTATTAGAGTCAGACTCCATCATAAAGTCTACCTTATCAGTCATCTCTTTATATTCAAGAAATGCGTGATACTCTGAATCTGGTAGTCCTAACGTTTCATTAAGCAATGCATAAGCACGTTGATGGATACCTTCACGTGCAGCAAATGAACCGAGCATATTTCTGATTTCATTATTCTTAAACTTAGGGATGAATACATCATAATAGTTCTGACCGACTGCTACGTCTGATTGAGTAAACAGTCTAAGGATGTTAGTAATGTATTCCTTCTCTTTCTTAGATACTTTATTACCTTTCCAATCAGCAACATCGTCAGCTAAATCTACCTCATCCTCAATCCAGTGAACCATTTCGTGACGAGTAGTTAAGTCTACTGCCCAAGGGTAATAGAATGGTTTATATGTTTGACTAAACTCCATTAAACCACCAGACGTTTTCTTAACAATTGTGTCAGCAACTGCCTTCAAATCGTCATACGTGCCAATCAACTTATCATCGATAAAGATTTGAGGAACAGATCTTGCTCCTGGGATCTTTTGAAACAATGCTAACATTTGGTCTTCCGTATATAATACGTTCTCTGTATATGTGAACCCGTGGGTTCTGAACCAATCTTTTGCCTTAGTACAGAACGGGCAATTCGGTTTACTGTATATTACTACATTCATAATTTATCCTTGGCAAGCAACACATTCGTCCTGCGATTCATAATTAGTTTCAATTTCACTGTGGTCTTTAAGTCTATCTCGTTCAATCTTTTCTGCTACATTCTCAGCACGATTACTTGCTTCAGTTCTTAGATAATACAAACCTTTACATCCATATCTCCAAGCATCAAAATGAACCGTATGTAGATATGCTTTAGTTGCTCCAGCAGGGAAGAAGATGTTTAAACTTTGTCCTTGACATAAGTATTTTTGTCTTGCTCCACCCTGACGAATAACCCAGTCCTGATCAATTTCAATAGCAGTCTTAAATACATTCTTTGTATGTTCATCTAACCAATCAAAGTGTTGTACTGACCCACCACTAGTAATAATACTTGACCAAGTTTCATCATCGTCCCTACCTAACTTCTTTAATATTTTTGTTAAATACTTATTCTTAGTTAAGTGAGAACCTACTCGAGTTCTTGAAGTGAATGCATTTGCTTTCCACGGTTCAATAGAAGGAGATGTTCCTCCGATTAAACTAGAGTTGGCATTTGGAGCAATTGCTAACAGGTGAGCATTTCTTCTACCTGTCCCTGTCATATCAGGTGCTTCGCCTTTCTCTTTACCTAACCTTAACGACTCTTCAATTGATTTAGTTTGAATATCTTTGAATATACTGATATTAACATCAAGTGCTTCTGTAGATTCAAACGCAATATTATGTGACTGTAAGTAAGAATGGAATCCCATTGCACCTAGTCCTAGACTACGTTCTTGCTGAGCAGAGTATCTAGCACGTTGGATTTCATCACCAGCATTATCAATAAAGAATTGTAATACGTTATCAAGGAAATGAGTTAAGTCAGCAACCATAGTTGTGTCTTTCCATTCATCATACTTCTCTAGATTAACTGACGATAGACAACAAACTGCTGTTCGTTCTTCGTTAGTAGGTAAATGAATTTCATTACATAAGTTACTACCGTTAATCTTTAATCCCAAATCCTTTTGAGATTGAGGCAATGCTCTATTAGCAGTATCGATAAAGTTAAGATATGGTTCGCCAGTTCTGTAACGAGTTTCTAATACCGTTTCCCACAACTTTCTTGCTGATACTATCTCTCTGATTTCATCTGAGTCTGGATCTTTCAAATCCCAATCTAACCCAACTTCAACTGCTTCCATAAAGTCGTCAGATAAATTAACTGCGTGATGTAAGTTTAAGTTCTTACGATTCACATCACCAGTCGGGATTCTCATATTGATAAACTCAATAATATCTGGATGACTGATATCCATATAAGCTGCATACGAACCTTTACGAGTTTTACCTTGTCGATATGCTGTCATATCAGAATCAACTGTATGCATAAACGGAAGTGGACCTGGAGCAATATCTGATACTGCTCTTACGTCTGACCAATGTCCACCTACACCACCACCTTTGACGGATAACCATCTTAGTTCTGATGTATGGTCAATCAATCCATCAAGTGTATCAGGAACGTATGTTAAGAAACAACTAATAGGCAATGACTTTACTTTCTCTCCTGGCATCGGTGCGTTTGATAAGATTGGACTACTAAACATAAACCAACCATTACTAACTGCATCATAAATGCGTTGTGCTAGTTTCATATCACCATAACAATATGCTACTGATGCACGAGCGAATGCTTGTTGGGGAGACTTCTCACCATCCTTACAATAATAATCTTTTAATAACTTCTTTGCTTGCTTAGATAGTTTCCTATCTTTTTTGGTGTCTATCTCTATACCCAAATACTCGGACATAATTTACTCCTCTTATAAGTTGTCTGCCATAGGGAAAATCTCAGCAATGACTTTAGCACATGCCTTTGCGATATCCATATGTTCTTTTTGCGTTCCGTTTGCACTTCTTAACTCAATGTAGTGGATCCAAGAACGTAGTGTTCCGTTCATATACATTCTTGATACCGTATTACCCTCTGGCAATACTGCTCTTGCTTGTTCCTTAGCAATACCGTGGTCGATTGCCCATTTGTATGCATTCTTAGCAGCAAGTATAACGTTGTTCTGTTGTATTTGCCATGCGGTTTCTAATGCTTCATCATTTGTTTCAACTGAGTTCTGACGATTATCCATATCTTGTAATCGTGCTTCTCTTGTTTCAAATGACAAGTCAGTTGTTGGGTCAGCATATCTCTGACTAAACTCTTGGAATGAGAATGAACGATGTCTTAGGATTTGACGAGCAATATCCCTAGTCGTTTCAATCTCAATACAAGCACTAACCATCTCTAATGGACTAAAGTGTTTATGCTTAATCAGATAAGCAATTAACTTGTCACTCGTTTTATTATTGAATTGATTACTTGGGTTTGACACTCTTGCACAGAAGGCAACTAACTCTTGGATATCATCTACTTTATTTTCTTTAAACTCTTCAGTCGGTTGACTGTAAGATACTAATTTCACTTTCAAATTTTTCTCCATTCACTTATTAAAGAATATACTCAAGGACATTCTATACTTATCTGCGATTCTATTTTGATGTTTTATGTTATGAGGTATTCCTCCATCAAAAACAACAACTCTATTAGGTGTAAACCTAGAACCGTAGATTATTTCTTTGTTATCTTTATCATAAAATAACGTCTCACCACCCCACCCATCTTGCCATTCCATATTCAAATAATACAACACAACAGTTTCGTTGTGAGTATGCGACCAATGAGAATCACTCAACCCGTCCACATTCACAACACATCTACTAAAATTATCTATTGTTAATTTATTATCAGTTAGAATTTTTTTAGTGTTTGCTTCTTCAAAAAACTTCGAATTTTCTAAATCTTCTTTTGTCCATGCAGAATGTGTATAACTTTCTTTTGATGAGTGCAAATCATTCCACCCAACAATTGAGAATTTAGAATTTTGGCAAAACGAAAATATACCTTGCTGTTTCTGTAAAGGTAAAACATTATCATACACATTTACATTATCTATCGGACTAAACTTATTCAAATTTTTCTCCATTCACTTCAAATTATATTTTGTGCTATCACCATCATACTTAACCAAATCCATAATGTATTAAATCCAACCAATGTGGGTAATAGTTTTTTGGTGCTCGCCCATATTAACGACATCGAAGTGATTAATGAAACAATATATAATTGCCAAATATTGATCCCAAAAACTAATGCCGGAATAATGATGATTGCCTTTGTAACCCAACTTAATGCTTCGATAATATTATAGTCTGTCCAAAATTCCTTTGTAAACCACATCTTATAGCAATCAAAAATATTTTTCCAACCACTATGAGCATATACTATGACGGTCAATACCAACCACGAAACTATTGCGAAATATAGTTGGTCCTGACTCATTATATTTTTCTCCATTCACTTAGACGCATTTTGGCATTCAAACCTTTAAACACGTTATTACTTATAATACTTTGAATTTCCTCTATATCTCTTCCACCGAGTACCATATCATTTATATCTTTCTCTTCAATATAATCAGGGAATATGACAACAGCATATCCAGCAGTTATTCTATTCTCTATCAGACTTACTATTTCTTTGTTTCTCGGTTCGTTGTCGAAGATGAATACTATGTCTTCAGTCCCCAATTTTCCAAGACTTTCGTTGCTTATACCCGATCCTGCCATCGCACAGGCGTTATCAACGAACAAACTGTCAATTGGTCCCTCAACAACGTAGACCGTCTTGGTTCTATCAATTGTATCTAGTCCAAATATCTTAGGTGCTTCAGGATTCACCTTAACAGTTATATATCTCAAGTCAGACTTACCAAATGCTCTGCCTTGAAACGCAATCAACTCACCGTTAGCATCCACGAATGGAATGATTAATCTTGGTTCATCCTTCTTTATGTTCGGGTATTTATCAGGTGCGAATTTCTGAGCAAACTCATAAAACTTTGGAGCATAGTACAATTTATAATGTTTAGAATTTGGGATTAACCGTTTCTCTACCCACAACCTCGCCTTATGGTCAGGTCTTAGTTGAGATATCTTCTTGAGGTCTTTGAGAGCAGTCTTTTGATATGCAGGTTTCTTTTTGAATCGAAACTCTGTCTTAGTTTTACCTGTCGTCTCCTTAGGTTTCTTATCAGAGAATTTCTCTAGCACAAACTGTTTGTGTAGTTGCGGGTTTACGTGCTTGATTAAGTTTGGTAGAGATGCACCTTGGCCACAGTTGTGACATTTGAAGATGTGATTGCCTTCGATTTGGAATACATATCCACGTGCTTTATTTTTATTTGTTTGAGAGTCGCCACAATAAGGGCAACGGAAGTTCCAAAGAGTATCGTTCTTTCTCTTGAATTGTTCAAGTTGGGACGAGAGGAGGTTTAGATATTTGGTATCAATATAATCATAAGGCATTTATATATTATACTATATTTACCTTCAAAAGTAAAGTTCTAGTCTATAAAATTAATTGCTTTAAAACTTTACTTATACCACATTTCATAGTATAATAGAGGTGTTGCCTCTTTGATATAATTGTATTATTTAGGAACTATGTTTTGAGGTGTTATATCTACGAATCTAAGTTTATTCTTAACCTCATTTAACATTTCTTTCATATAACGGTTTTCTGATTGTATTTCAGTCAGTTTAACAATAACATCTTGTTGAGTCTTAGGGTATTCTTCACGGAATGAAGAGTTTACAAACACTTCTTCTTTAATGTTATTCTGAGTAGTTGTTATTTCAGATGCCCACCATACTGCAGCAATCGTTTGTAAGAATATTGCACCCAGCATACTTATTGCTGCAGTCTTTAACCACTGAGGTAAATCTTGTGTTGATCCACGCATTGAAACTAATTCTTGCTGAACCAGTGCCATTTGTAATTCTATTGATTCCACTCTCTCTTTCATATTCTTAACTTGTGTTAATGTTTCGAATATTTATAATACAGTATTATGCTAAACCGTCTTTGATCAACGTTATGTTGAATGTGGCAGACAGACTAAAGTTGCCAGTGTTCAAATTCTTTGCTTGAATTTCGATGTCAGATTGATATGAGAAGTTCCTCTTACTAAACCTCTAGCAATATTCAGACCTTGGTCTTCAGTTGGGAAATACGATGCCATATTACAATCCTAGTGCTTTGAAGAAGTCTTTACGTTCTTTAATCTTCTTACGTTTAACTTGAGCAGTCATAAATCGTTTAAGGAATGCTTTCATTTCCTTCTTACGTCCATCTAGTTTCCAAGTTGCCTTATCGTCACCAGTACCAACAACACCAGTACCAGTTGCGTTTGCTGGAGCATCTTCCATTAACTCATTAAGTTTCTTAGTTGTGCTTTCGTCTAACATTGTCATTTCCTTATACAACCCTTCTGCTAATTCAGACTGGGTATATTCCTTTTCATTAACACCTTCTTTCATTAAGAATAATGCTGCAGCAAAAGAACCCAAACGTGTCTTACCGCCTGGAAGTTTCTCTAATAAACGTTTAAGGTTGAATACTAATCTATCGTAGTATGCATATGCCTTCTGTTCTTCAGATGATACTGCTGATTTAAGTTTAACACCCTTCTCGTCAATAAGACCTAGTTTAAATGCTTCGGTCTTATTCCACGGTGTCGACAGTCTTTTTACAAACTGATACACTAAAAATAAATCTAAAGTCTTTCCTGCCATTTAAATAGTCCTTAATATTTTAACAATACCATCATCCAATGGAATATTGTTATCTATAATCCTCTGTCCTTTAACTCGACCAATATCTGTTGGCCAGTAATTCAAAAACATTAAGAAAGGTTTGAGGTATTCTAAATGGTCATCAAGTTTAAGGAACAGAATTCTCGTCAGTCCTCTTGTTTCAAACATATTATATAATACCAACATATGATTTAAAATTAGTCTTTCTTTTAAATCACCAGTTTCTTTATACTTTTTGAATAGTCTTTTTATATATCTTATTCTTTTCAAGTCATCGTGAAATTCAAGTAAATCCGTACAATTGGGATTTGCGTAACTTTTCATAGCGAACAACTGAAAATTATCATCAGTTAAATCTTCAAACATAATTTATTTTATAATATAGTTAGAATGTACTTAGGGCAACTCTCTTAATCGTATTACTATCAGTTGTAACATATAAGTATGTATTACTGTATGCTATGGTGCCGACGGTAGCGCCTTCTGTCACAGCATTAGAGGTTGCTGGGTCTGGTATTTGATTAGAAACAATCAAATTTGGAATAGTAACCAATCCAGTAAATGTTGGGTCAGCAATAGTCGACTTTAACGCAAGGGCAGTATTATTGTTTGCCACTTGGACGCGATCGTTGATTAATAGAGTTGTATTAGCAACCTGCATCCTATCGTTAATATCAGCATTAACACCACCAGTACCAGTAATAACCACATTAGCACTAAACGTCGCTGTGTTACCACTAAACGTAGTGTCTGCTAAAAATGTTGTAGATACTGCAACGTTGCCAAACAAATTACCAACTGTCACCTTTTTACTTTCAGGTGTACCTGCTGGGTCATTGACGACCATTAACAGATCGTCAGCACTCAGAGTATTAATTGCTACTAACGCAGAAACTTTTTTATCTGCCATAATCTAACTCCTAATTATTCAGGTAGTTTACTATCGTCGTCAGCATCGCCAGTGATTGAAGAACTAGCAACTAATGTTTCATAGAATACACGTCCTGCTCTACCACCAGTACCAGCAGTTCTCTTAACCCAACCAGCATGAGTAACAGCAGATGCTTCTGAAGTATTAGCAAATGCCATTTCGTCAGTAGATACACCGTAAACAGCATTAGCAGTTCCATTAGAATCAACAACAATTGATAATGGTTTCTCAGAAACGATATAAGAACCGTTTGAAGAAGCACCAACCAAAGTACCACCGTTATCAGCAGAACTTACTACTGCAACAGTTGCGTTTGCAATTGAATCGAACACATAATTGTTCTGGCCAACGTATAGAAAATCACCCGCACTAAAGTCGGTTGATAATTTTGTGTTTACACCTACAACGGTGCTGTTTGCAGCAGTTACCGTCACCGTAGCAGTGGCAGTATTAGTCTGCGGTTTTAAATCGTATTTGCCAAATAGTGACATAACTTTCTCCTTTATTTTATTAACTTATTTATATTACTTGTCTGCTAACTTCTCGGCGACTTTTTGCATTACTGCATTAGCACGACTTCCGTACTTAGCATAATCTTCTTTTTTTAGACCTTTAAAGAATGTACTAACGATTTTCTTTCTTTCGTTAGCATCCATTGGCTCGTCATCGGCATCGCCATCACATGACTCTTCCAACTTAGGTTCAGTATCAACTACCTCAGCACCAGAATCTTTAACAGATGGAGTTTCTTTATCATCCTTCTTTGCTTTCTTTTTCTTTTTAGGTGCTTCATCTTCAGCATCGTCGTCTGCTCCAGAAGGAGTTTCATCTGCCTTATCTACATCCTCTTTCGCCATTGCTTTAGAGATTGCCTTACGTTTCTTATGTAAGAACTCGTCAGAATCGTCTTCGTCGCCATCGTTATCGATGTCTTTATCTTTACGGTCTTTAAATTTCTTTTTAACTGCTTTAGGTTGTACTTTATCTAAACCTTCGCCATCATCAGACTTATCGTTAGTGTTATCTTCAACAACATCCATAATTGCTTCTGCTAATGGATCGTTGCTTAGTAGTTCTTTAAATGATTTCATATTATTTCCTATATTTTTAGTTTGGGATCGTTTGTTTTAAAATCCTTCTTACGCATTATCGTCTTAGATATCAAATCAAACTCTTTACCGTCCCATTGTAAAACAAAAGGAACATTAATATCTGTTTGTAGGTCGTTCAATACTGCTTCGGCATCATCTCCCATCTTAGCAATCTTCTTACCATACTTCTTATATGTTTGCTTGAATAAACGTGTCAATTCAGCAACATTAATTTCTTTACCATTTCTTGGGTCATTAACCCTATCTAAGAAATGTTTGGTAAACTCAACATCAATACCAACCTTAGCAAATATTTTATCAGCAAACTTTTCAACTGATGCCAAATCCACCGTAGTTATCTCTTCATTGATATCTTCGTACCTAGTCTTTCTATCTAATATCTTAGTAAACTCGCGAGGGTTAATACCAAGCATTTCTGCAGCCTTTGACCTAGCAAGTCCTTTAGGGTTCATTGTAATCACACCCTCTATATCTGGTCTTGGGTTTCTTTTCAAATCCCTTACCATATCGTGATATAAGTCTAATGCTTGTTTATACTTCTTACCGTGCACAGCACGGTTTAATGCATGCTTCCACTTCTTTGGTAGTAAATCCTTTATCGCACCTTCATTGAGATGTTCCTTAAACGATTTCACTAATCTTCGTAACCAATAGCATACTTACCAATCAACTCAGGTCTATCACCTTTCTCTACATATTTCTTAGAGTAGATTAGGATATCCTTAGCACGAGTTGAAATTCTAATATGACCAACTGGTGAAGTAGAAGCACTTGCTTTAAGTCCTGCCAATTTCAATAGTTTAGTGAAGTCAAATAATTCTCTACCTGACTTTACTGCCTTATCAATCACTTCAACTGTTTTTGCTAGTTCTGGTGATTTCTTAGATGCCCTAGACGATCCCTTATCAGCATTCGCTCTATGAGCAATACCTTTAATGTTCTTTAATTCTGCACTACTAATTTCAGTGATGCATAACTTACTAGCAAAATCAATTACTTCTTGTACTGTATCAAATGCAACGTGAGTAAAGTCTGCAGTCTTTCTAACCATTCCAGCAGGTTGGTAACGTTCATTAGGATGAATATCCTTATGTTTGAAACCGAATACAAAACCTTCGTCTTGCTGACTACCTGATGCAATGATATCATCTTCGTGCGTTAAGAACATCATAGTACCTGAAGAATAAACTTCGTAGGTACCATCAGTTCCTAAATTAACCCTTTCCATTGACATATTACTATTTAGTGAACCAAATCTGTACTGAATCGTCTTTGTAAGATGAAGAATCTGCTTGCCATTTAGCATAGAAGTTCTTAGCACCTAATGCTTTGATTTCTTTCTTAACAGCAGGTAGAGTAGGTTTACCCTTAGCATCAGCATAGGCAACCTTCGCTTTCTTTTTAAAGTCTGTGATATTCATCATAGAACCACGTGTACCCTTACGAGCATCAGCAAATGAAAGACCATCAATACATACAGCAATGTTATTTCTGCCATCATTCTGAATAGTACAATCACTGCCTTTTGCTTCTTCAAGGTCAACTGATTCATACGTAGCAGTTAATCCAGCAATCTTCATAAGTTTAGCAGATTCTTTCTTACCAACGTTTCTTGCAAGTTGAGTTAAACGATTCTTAATAGCAGTTGCTTGTTTCTTTTCAGACCCTTGACCAAAGTCTGCTAAACCATTTAATGCATTAGCAATCTTTTTATATTCAGGTTTCTTAGCAAGAGATGTTAATGCCTTTTTAATACCACCCAATACTGCTTCATCTAAGTCAACAGACTCACCTAAAGCATTCATTACATAATCGGCAACATTGTCAAGTTCTTCTTTACCTAAACCTTCACGTGATAATACTTTCAATACATCTTTATGTGATTTAGCATTTTTCTTCTTAGCAAGTGTTACATACTTATCGTATCCACCTTTCTTACCAAAACCAATACCTTTTGCATTTTTCATTGAAACTGCTTCTTCAACTGATTCCATACGACCTTTAACTTTGAATACTTTATATTCACCACCTACACGGTCAATTGAGTTACCACGTTTAGCATACTTATCTGCTTCTGCTTTAGTCTTGAAGTTTTTAAACTTATCATCTACTGCATTCTTATTACCATTATAGTATTGAACGTTGAAGTAGTCTTCTCTCAACTCTTCTTCAAACAATGAGTCTAAGTCAGTTTCAACTGATTCGTTAATTTTAGTCCAAGTGTCAAATTGAGTTATAGGCATTAAAGATTGTTTCTTGCCTTTTTTCTTAACTGTAACTTTCTTGCCGCTGACAGCTATTACCTTTAATGTTAATTTGTTCTTTTCAAATTCATCGCCAACTTTCACATCAGTATTGCCGTATCCTGCGGGTTTTGATTCTTCAAATGATTCTTTTAGTTGTGGGATTAACTCATCAAGATAATCGAGAGTCAATTGACCACGTTGTCCTTTAATATTAACAACCCATAAACCAGAATCATCTTCTAATGAGAAGTCGCCAATTGCTTTACCTTTCTTCTTAATAGTATGTACACCACGATTACCCCTTACAAGTTCTATATCACCAGACTTAACAGACTTAGCACCTTTCTGCCACGCATTTGCTATTGGAGTTTTACCTTCATCAAGTTCCTCTTCATTTAAATCGTCACCCCATTGTTCAACCCCTTCATTAGCAAGTTTCAATGCTTTAGCAACGATAGGGAAGTCAGCAAGACCTTTCTTAATCTTTTCAATCTTTGCCCATGCTGCATCAAAATTACCTGAAGAACGTTTAGCAACCTTCATTGCTTTCTTAACTAACGAATCCTGAAACTTTGCTGCTTCAGCAATTTCCTTATCGATAGCAGTATCTTCATTAATATTATGTAAGTTTTTAATTGTGTTAATTAAGTTCATTCTGGAATCCTGATATTTAATTTGTTATTATGCTATATTTATAATTTATTCTTTATATACTTTATTGCGTGGGGTATCATCAACCATATGACATTAACCCTCACCTTCATCATCAACCACCAACTATCGTCTTTACTTAATGGTTGCATCCAAGGGAATATGAAATTAGTCTTTTTCAAACATATTCTCGAATGTATTATCTTTTAATTCTTCTTCAAATAGTGAATCCAAATCGACTGTTTCATTTGTAGCACGTGCTTTCTTGACACGTTCAACTTCATTCTTTCTGACTTGAGGCATTAGTTTCTTAGCAAGTGCTTTAATCTTAGCAGGTGTTGCTTTCTTTATTACCATCTTATCAACAGACATTTTTTCAGATGGACTTAATTGAGCATAATTTAAACCTTTCTTACCAGCAACCTTCTTACGGATTTTGACTTTGGCTGCTTTCATTGCCTTCATCATCATCTTCTTAGGATCTGCCATACGTTTCGCCATACGTTTCCTAGACTTTGCCATCTTAGGAGCAAGACGTTTCATCAGACGACCTCTCGCCATCCTCTGTTGTATTGTCATTGGTTTACGGTTTTCTTCCATTATCTTATCGTTCCTTTTAATGATTTCTGGAAGTCGTTCTTAGGGATGTTATCAACAACCCAATTCAATAATTGTCTCATCACCTTATCTTCAGATGTTAATGGTTTACCACGTTTCTTCAATGTCAAGTATGTGAAGTCTTTAACAACTTTTTCATTCTTTTTACCAGATATCTTAGATGTTCTATCAGCACCAGATGGTTCAAAGTACACAGTGTTCTTCTTATTATTTAAGATGACGTGTATCTCACCATTAATCTGCATCTTCTTACCTTGACCAGTAACATAATTGTAAACTGTTGAAGAAGCACCTTCGTGTGTTTGTAGCATAATATCAGAAGGAACTACTCTATCTCTATCTGCATTCTGTTTAATAGCAATTTTGTAATCAGTCAATACCCATACTAAGTGTATGTTAGCAGGGTTATAACCTGCTGCAAGTAAACGGGGCAAAAACTGAGTAACATCTTTAGTATCTTTAGCAGTAATATCAAACATAATGTTAGGTAACTTCTTTCTATCTTTAAGTTGCCCGAGCATTAAGTCAAGTGTCTTATCTTTAAGACCAAGTTTCTTAATGAACATATGAAGTTTAGCAACATCAGCAGGTTTCTTCAAGTCTAATCCTTTAACTTCAGGGTACTTTGCTTGTGTATCAGCAATCTTTTGAAAGGTTTTCTTCCACTCATCAACATCACGGACTTTAAACTTTTCCTTTTCCATAAAGTTGGATGCAGCGAAACCTTTACCAGAACCAGCACCACCTGCTAAGAAAACGATCTGTCCATCTTTACGACCGTTGTTCAGCATAATGAGTTTCTCTTCAAGGTATTCCTCAAAGAGTTTCTGTTCAGTAATAAATTCGTTAAACTTTTTCATATTATTTTAATTCTTTTGGTGCCTTAACGTCTTTCATACCTAATGAACCAAACCACTGTGATGCCATTCTATCATAGACTTGTTTTGCTTCTTTTTGAATTGTATTATTCACACCAACAAATTTCATTTGGGCATACACTGCTGCGAAATCGTTTAATGTTTTTTCTGCTTTCTTCTCGTCAAACTTCTCAATTAGGTTCTGTTCTTTTAAATCGTTATACTTAATCATTTTTTCATTCCTTTTTTAACTGTTTTAAATACTGCTTGAGCATCCCCATTTGATACACCTTTAGGCATACCTGCTTTGAATGCATCGAAGTCATCCTTTGATGCGTGGTTTCTCATATCTGTACCAGAAACACCTGCCTTTCTTTCACCAGAGTTAATCACTTCAAACTTATCAAAACTATAATGAGGTTTGGTTTTATCTTTCTGATCAACGTATGGTCTAATTCTTTTTTCGAAGTCGGCAACTCTATCACTACCAACTACAAATGAAACGTCAGTATATCCTTGGTCAGACAACCACTCAAGTATTTGAAATGGAGTTTTCAACTTAGGGATATCCATAATAACTGCTCTAGGGAAGAACTTCTTCAAATACTTTATCTTATCTTTGTATGGTAAAGGATTCTTCTTAACATCATTAGACTGAGAAGTGAATATCATTCCTGTTCCACCCCGTGCCTTTTTAACTACGAAGTCGATTAACTCACCGTGTCCCTTAGTGATTGGATTAAAACGTCCAAACGTAAAGACAACTGGTTTGTTCTTTGCTTCTAGTAAATGTTCTTTGAACGATTTCATTCTTCAATCTCTCTAGGTTTACGTTTAGAACCTTTAAGTCTACTCTTTTCTGCCTTACCTCTATTTACTGAGGCATCTTCATATCCAACAATCTTACCTTTAACGTGAGACGCATCCATCCCCTCGTGCTCAGGTTTTCTATTCTTTCTATTATACCTGTTTAATTCGGCACGGTATGCTTTCTTTTCATCAGATGATTGAAACTTATCATACTCTTTTCTGTAATCACGTAGATGACACCACTTACATCCAGGAACTGGTTTAAGTGCTTTCTCTTCAACTATCTCACAAAAATCTTTAAATGTTAATGGATTCATATTAACCCCAATTCTTTATTGCGTTAAAATTATTCTTACTAAACTCTAATCGGTTTACTAACTTCACCGCACTATTCGATAACGTATCGATGGCGACAAAACCCTCAGGTCCAGTAACTTTATAACCAGTTGGTGTCTTGATGAAGGCAGGTATCTTATTAACCTTCTCCATCTTCTTAATAAGTAGCAACTTAATATCAGCAATATCATCATGCCATTGTAAGGCATATGCTAACGTTCCACCAATTTTACGGTTCTTATTGATTATATTTATTAAATCTTCAAGCGACGATTGCTTCTTCGCTTTACCCTTTTCGGTCTTTAGTTTAGCAATCATAGGGTTGTATCTCTTTCTTAGGAATTCAATAAACCCACCAACTGCTTGTTGCTTTCCTGAAAACTTCTTACCTTGCTTAGTTAAGTCGTTGATATAAATTTTCATATTAAATGCAATCTCAGTCTTACCAAACATAACCTTCAATGATGGTTTATCAAGTAATGACAATTCCCTCTCAGCAGATGCTAACCTTTTCTGAATGAATGCCATCTCGGCAACCGTTAAGGTGGCAGTTCCAGATACGTCTGAGAAGTTTGTGTCAGTAAACCATACGTCTTTAGTTTTCTTTAGTTTAGATATATCAATCTTAAAGTGAGCAGATAAATCAGCAATCGTATCACCACTATATGTTGTATGCCACACAACACCAACGTTTGCTTTAGTTATTTCTTTAGCAAGATCCGTCCCAGCAGGAACAGCATATGTAATAGTATTTGGTGTGAATGTAATATATTTCTCGTCATCAATTTCTTCTTTCTTTATGTCTGATGGAACAAACATAAAGTCGCCTTGGATAATACCCTTAATTCCCATCTTAGGAAATTCTTTAAGAGCAATTTTCATTTTCTCTGCTAGACTTGCAGCATGCCCGTGGTTCTTATCAACGTCAGCATTTGTATAATTTAGTTTAGGGTTTCTATTGAATACTGCCTTAGTTCCTACAAAGAACTTACCATTCTCAGGGTTAATTCCTGCTACGATACTTGGAGCACCGTCCACTTTTGCTTGAATGTTCATCGGTTTCTTACTATGCCCAGCAAGTGTATCGGCAACACCATTTAATATTTTAAGTGCTTCAACTCCACCTGCATAACCATCGTCAAAGATTGCATCTTCGATGTGCTCAAGGTGAGTTAGTTTTGCTTCGTTTATTAGTGTCTTAAATCTTTTCATTATTTCACGATGGCCTTGAACCCTAATTTATTTCTATGTGGGTTTGGTGCTCCACCTTGCCACTTAAAATTAAAATTAAAATTCTTAAATTTTTCACGTTTGAAGTTTAGTGTTTTCGACTTAACGTCAACGTTCATTTGCAGCAAAGTGATCGACCTTGCCACTTTAGATAATATTTTAGATGATTTGTCTGAATTCAAGACTTTAACAATAGAATGACCCATTGGTCCAATTAACACTCCGATAGGTTTTGTTAATGTAGATTCGTCATACCGTTGCCAAGTTTTGTCGTCTATATTATTTCCAAGCAATGAATAAAACTCAGATAATAAAGGTTTTAGTTCGTCAGACGATTTCCCCTTCAACCAAGAAGATAAAGTAGCAACAGACATATTATTTAATGCAATTTTAGTAACTGAACTCAATTCAATTATAGATTTTGTATTATATATTACGTGGGCATGAATGAAACCTTCCATCACCGACATATCATTCATTGCGATAATCATATCTAGTATGTTTTTCTCTTCTGACGTAAACTCGGCAACAAAAGTGTCGTCTTCCAACTTATCTTGTATCAAAGATGTTATATTTTTGATGGAAGTGGGAGAACCTCCTCCAGATTTAACTGAAATAGGATACCTCAATTTACCACGAACTCCATAGAAATCGACCAAAGGTTCGTTAATTGCTTCTGGGAAAAATGCTTTATTGAATCCAATATTTTTTATCGACCATACCGCACAACACAATTCCCCAAAATCCGCAGAGATAGTAGACAATTCGGCGGTAGTAATATCTTCAGCAACAATATCTATTTTGTTTCCCTTTTGATTCGATTTTTCTATCAAATCAACGAGCAAGTCTTTTATTCCGTCTGAGTAGTTTAGAGTAGGAACTTTCTTCTTTACGGATGCAATGATGCCATCAGCCGTCATATCTTTTCCTGTTACATCAAATTTATCAGGAGCAAGTTCTTTTGTCTTAATAGAAGAATTGCTTCTAGTTTGATTTACAAAAAACACAGAACCTAATTTAGAAGTGATAACATAAGTAGAATACATACCAGATAAACTTATATCAGCATCCTTCACCCTATATCCAAGTTTTTTGAAAAACCCATCAACATCGTTTCCAGCAGGAAACCTCAAGTGCCACTGTAATTTAGCACTAGAAGCATTCTTCGGCAACTTAGTTTTGCTTTTGATATCGTTGAAAATGGAGGTTCCTATCGCAGTCGCCTTTGCCTCAGAAATATAAGACTTAAATGATTTCATAATTGGTTAAAAGTTATCATAATAGATATTTATAATAACTGGATGGGGAATAGGGAGCAGTTTATAGAGGGCAGACATGCTGAGGTCTGTGGAGGGATGCGACGAAAAAACATAACAAAGGAGTTCGCATCCAACTTAAAAATAGGGTGAGCACTGCATGACCATGATTGAGTCGTCAGGAGTATGGCAGTACTCGTGGTAGTTTTTCGGGGGAGTCTCAACTACCAAAAGACTTTTTATATTTATCTGCTAACACAGATTCTAATTCTTCTGCTTCACGTTCATCTGATTTATCCCCTTCAGAATATTGTCTTACGTGAACCATTTCGTGACACAATGTCACAAGCATTTCTTCATCATTTAAAGTTTCTTCAAGTTCGATGTCATATACGTTTAGTTTAAAGTTATGAAAGTCGGCTGGTTTAATACACCAACCATGAGCATTATCTTCAGTCAAATCTCCTAGAGAAACTTCAACCTTAACACTGTCCATAATGCCTAACTCACTTCGGCAAAACCTAATAACTTTTTGAACATCAATCATATTACACCCCTATAACTCAATCTCTATACTACTATTATACCCTAGTTTAGAGGAAAAGTCAAGCGTTTATACTTTTAATTTACCAAATGATTTCTTTTCGCCACCAACCTTAATAGTCTTATTAAACTGATGAGGTTCTTGTTTTGTTCCACCCATTAAATCTAACTGAGCATTTGATTCAACATCATACAACCTCATCTTAGGTCTATCAATACCAACCACAAAACGTTTGTTAGTTCCAGGATCGCCATATCTATTCTTCAACTGCTTAATAAGTATTTGGTCAATTGCTTCCATTTCTTCAGTAGAAATTAGTGCTAACATTAAGTCAGTCGTAGCAGGTAAACCAAACGATTCAGATGTATCTTCTAATCCAAAGTCACTGTCACCATAACCAGTTCTATTAACCTGAGTTGCTGTCACGATTGGAACATTAGATTCAACTGCTAATCCTCTTATCTCTTCAGCAATTGCCTTAACATAAGTATATGAATTCACACTAGCACCCATCTTCATTCTACTTGACATACAAATATTTAAGTAGTCGATGTAGATAATATCTGGGACGAAACCTTTCTTCAACTTCAACTCATTTAATAAGTGCCTAAAGTGACCAACACCTGCTGATGATGTAGGATATTCCTTAACAACCATTTTACCTGATGTCTTACCTTTAACCTTAGCAATCTTTTTCTGGTATATCATCTTAGGTATATCAGCCAAGCCATCAAGTTTAATGTTCAATAAGTTCGCATCAATACGTTCAGCAATACGTTCTTCTGCCATTTCCATAGTAATGTATAAAACGTTCTTACCGTCTAACACATTAGCAGAGGCAAAGTGACACATTGCTAAAGACTTACCAACACCAGTTCCTGCCATTAATACTGTCAAAGACTTCTTAGGTAAACCACCCTTAGTAATCTTATTCAGATACTCAATGTCAAAAGGCACACGTTCTTCAGTTCTATGATAAAAATCATAACGTGCATCAGCATCATCAATAAGATCGTGACCAACGTTCGGGTCAAATGAAACACTTAGTGCTTCCGATAATATTTCTGGAATTGCCCCTTTATCTTGTCCTTCTTCGTTGCCATCAATAATAGCAATCGAATCCATAATAGCATTATATAATGCTTTCTCTTGACAAAACTTTTCAGTGGTATTAACTAACCAATCTTTATCTTCTTTCTCATCATCAATGAGAGTTCCGATATATGCACCACACCCACTAAAATCTTTTTCAGACATACCTTTGCGGTTGTCCAATTCAATTACTAATGCTTCTCTTGTAGGTAATGAATTATACTTTGTGATGAACTCATCAATTTGTTCATAAACAATCTGCTCGACATGATCATCAAAGTATTTCGGTTTTAGGTATGGTAACGTAGATCTTGCATATTCTTCATTATGTATTAAGTTCTTTAAGATTAAGTGGGTTACATTCATATATTAGTATCTCAAGGTGTTTCATTAGTTTAGTCTTTAGATTCTTTATGTTCTTCCTCAGACTCGTCCATTCTCTCAGCAATAATTTTTACTAAGATATCACCTATTATACCTGAAAACTCGTCATCCGTCAAGTCCTCTTCGTTCGGATTTGAAACCGTAATAGTGTTAAACTTTAGAGATGCATCTGTGCCTTCTTCGTCTAGTTCTTTAAAATTGATTGTGTCATATTGATATACAACACCTTTGAATTGCCCTTCTTCAATTTCAACACACCAGTGCTCATCGTGAAATCCGTTAGGGTGGTCTACTAATTTATACTTTGTCATTTTCTTTTTCCTCTTGTTGTGTAATAGTTTCTTCTTCGTCAATAGTTGGTTCTTCTTCAAACTCACCATACATAAACTCTTTTCTTGCTGCGGTGTCGAGTTGATCAAGAATATCAGGGGTGAATACCTTCTCAGGATTAGCATTTATCGCTTTACCGAATACTTTACTACCGTCTGGGAGTTCGTAACGGGTTGATACCTTCTTGATAATCTCGTACTTCTCTGCTAATTCTAGGAGTCCGTAGTACCTATCAAGTCCTTTGTCGAACGATAGTTTAACTTCCACCTTTTTATTCTCTTTAGTGAATCGCGACTTATGAGTTGCACACCCAATAATGTTACCAACAATTTCAGTACCATCCTTATCCTTTTTCTTACCAAGCATAATAATAGAACTTGCTGCATACTTCAAACCCTTACCACCACTGATTTCTTTCTGTGGGAAGTAAGAACCAATCACATCATATACGTGGTTGGTCAGCATTAATGGAACGTTTGCCTTAGCAAGTTTCAATGATAATACTCTAAACGTACCACGAAGCAATTGTGCCTTAGTCATATCTCGTTTGTCAGTACCTGCTTCAGTATCCTCTAATTCTTTCTTAGATGACAACATACCTAAAGAGTCAAGCACCATCATCATCGGTTCTTTCTCCTTTTCAGGTGTGTCAATATAACTTGTTAGGATTCGGGTAGCATCTGTTCTGAATTCTTCAATAGATGATGGTTCTACGATAACAACTCTAGATGAGTCAATACCTCTGTCCTCCATCATCTTCTTCGTAACAGCAGCCTCAGTGTCAAAGTAAATCACACCACCAGTTGCATTATCCTTCATAAACTGTTTGATTACACCTAGTACGAAAAAGGTTTTACCTGTTGCTGACTCACCAGCAAATGCTACAATCTTATTATTGGGAACACCACCGTAAATACTACCAGATACCAGTGCATTTAAAATATACGATCCCGTATCAATCGTTCCTGAAAACTCAGAACTATTTCCACCATCTGATAATAGATTGGCAGTATCAATTCCCTTTGTCATATCACTTAAAAAACTCATTCAAACTCCTATATAAATTATTCTGTTCATACCTTATTATACTATAAACCGACTAAAAAGTAAAGGTTTACGACTTATAAATTTCACTTAACATTTCTTCAAACTGTTCAACCTTATCAACTCGGTTTGGCCAGAGGATATATTCCTTCTCCGGATTCTGCTTCAGGTTGTTAAGCAACGGTGTAATCGCATTATACAAATTATCAACCTTTTCTTGTACGTGGTCGAAGTTGGACGAACTTTGCTCAGCAACCTTAGATATCTGCTGTACTGCGTCTAACTCTGTCTCATCAACTAAACTAAAACCAAAATCGAAATCTCTACTCATAACTTTCTCCTTTAAATAAATTTGACCACTTCTCAAGTTTTGCTCTCTTACGTGGTATTTGTTTTTCTATCTGTTCCCAATCTAACATATCCCAATCATACATTATTTCTAACATACACATTAGGTCGCCAAGTTCAGTTGCTAATTTGTCAGATCCCTCATCGAACCTCAGCATCTTAGAACACTCAACTTGAATTTCAGCACACTCTTCCATAATAATGGTTAAGAGTTCCTGCTTCTTATCGGAAATCATCCAAAGAAGTCCATTAGGTTATTTGTTTTCTCAACTTCCCATCCAACAGCATCTAGAATTGCCCTTAGTGGTTGAATGAATGCCTTATCGAACTGTGACTCATAGTCGATATACTTTTCCATTTCAAATGCTTGGGGTAATGTGCTCACGATACTCAGAACGTTTTGTCTTGATGGGTTTGGCATCTTCATATAGCAGAACTTAATCTTCTCGCCATCTTTGATTTTCTCAAACTTCTTAGTCAGATTGTTTTCCTCTAACAGATGGTTGAACACCAACGCACCTCTTGCGTGGATCGGTGTGCCTTTAGGTATAATCAACCCATCCCCTTTCTCATTGTATTTATTTAGGTCCGAGATACTTCTAGGAAATGCTATGTCTTCGAATTGTTGCTTAAAGAATTCCTCTTTGAAGTCTGTGATGTATTTTTGTACAGTTGCTTCATCAGTAGTCAGGATAATATTCAACGACTTCTTCAATGCATCACGGCAGATTGATGGAGTTGAAGACTTAACCGTTTCAAGACCCATCACTTTAAGTTTGGGTGTAGTATATCTCACACCCTCATTATCGTGTACATTCAATACATATCGTTTCTTAGCAGTCCAAATACCTTTGTCGGCAATTACCTCTCGATCCATAAACATCTTCTGTTCATAAGCATTCATATTCTCTGCCAATTCTTCATAGCATTTATTAATGAACGGTTCGAATTGCTGTTTACCTGCTTTATCAAGGAAGTCTACTGGGTTCTTAGGATTAACCTTTGCAACAAGATCTCCAACATCCACATACACAGAGTCAGTATCAATCGCAATGATATAATCCTTATCAGTTTTCAACAACTTGTTAATGTATTCGTTAAGTTTCTTTTCAATCCATCTAATTGATAACTGACCAGATAACGTAATACTCTCAGCAATTCTAACATCAAAGAATCTCGCATACTGATTTCCTAAGAAACCATAGGCAGAGTTAAGTTGTACTTTCTTTGCTAACTGTAAGTTGCTGTACTTAGAGATATCCTTCTCAATATTATGAGTATCGACACCAAGTTTCTTTGCTTCTTCAAGTTTGGTCTGAGACTCAAGCATTTTCTTCTTGTAAATAACACGGTCGTCATATAACTTCTGCATCATCTCAGGAAGAAACCCTTGCTTATCTTTTCGATACGAATACCCACTTGCGGATAAGCAGTCTTTACTTTTTGGAATATCACCGTTGATGAGTCCGTCAATCGTCACATCATTATACACACCTTCAATAAACGTTTCGGGTGAGATATTATACTGCATAATCAAATGAGGATATAGGGATGCCAAGTCAAAACTCATCACCCAGTTATGTAATCCAACCTGAGGTACTTTAACGTATGCCCCAGCGAATTGAGTTTTCTTATCAATATCTTTCTTCTGAGGTACAACGATATTCTTATCAATCAAATAGTTGTGGATTAACACATCCCACATTCTAACCTGAGCAAATGTATCCTTGTAATTTACCTTAGCATCATATGCCAAAGCAAATACAGCATCGATAAACTTATTCTTGTCATCAATTTGATTAACTAACTCAACGTCTTTGATATTGTAGTCAATAAACTTTTCATAGTCAGTTTCATACAACTGGTGTAAACTTTCAACTTCAGAGTAGTCAAGTTTCCTTTCACCCAATTCTACGTGAGCAATATGGTCAAGTCTATAACTTTCCTGCTGAGAGTATGTGAACTTCTTATAAGTTTCTAGATAGTCAAGTGTCGTAATACCACCCAACTCATACTCAGTCTGTTCACGATTGAAGATCGTTTGTACACGTTCATTAATAATACCATCAGGGGAAAACTTCTTAGTAATTTTATTACCGAGTAACTTCCTCATTCTATTAACTAGATACGGTATATCAAAGAATCTGATGTTCCAACCAGTAACAATATCTATGTCAGCACTTTCCCAGAACTGTAAGAAACGGTGTAACAAATGTTTCTCATCGTGACATAGGATATACTTAACGTTATCCGTCTTAGGCACGTAATCCTGGCAACCAAACGTATAATACACACCTTTATAACTAGCAGTGATTGCTGTTACTGGATGTGCTGATTGGTCTGGATGTGGGAAACCGTCACCCGAATAAACCTCGATATCAATACATACAGTATTAATTAAGTCTGGGTCATATGAGTTGTCGAAGGTTTCGTTGATATGCACATATTCGTAAAGGTTTGTACCACATACTTCGAAGTTCTCAATCCCATCATACTTCTGATAGAATTTTCTAGCATCGCCCATCGAGTCCTGCTTGATTGCTTCTAGTGGTTCACCTTTGATATTTGTGTATTCAGTGTCTTTGTTAGTGGAAACAAAAAGGGTTGGTTCGTACCAGATCTTATCTTTGAAACGTTTCCCATCTTCATATCCACGAACATAGACAGAATTACCTCTGCGGTAAAAGTTCGTGTAAAATTTCATCATTACCCCTATTATATACTAATACTCCCCCAAAGTAAAGTTTAAACTACAATTTTAGGTTTTGGGGGTACAACAACATCGCCAATCATACTTCTATACTGTGCTTCTAAATCGTCAGAAGGTTTCACTACGAACATCACGTTGCGTTCTTTAAATGTAATTTCTTCAATATCAGCATACGGCATGTATGGCATAAAAGTTAATTTGCCATCGTTAGTCGGTAGCATAATCACTGGGGATTCAACTGTTAGGTTATCACCTTCCATTTTACATAGAAGTTCTTCACCCGTTGTTAGTCTTACGATTTTAACTTCTCTCATACTATACTCCGAAGAAGTCTTTAACGGTCTGCCAGATAGATTTATCTTTTGGTGCGACCGCAGCAGGTTTCTTTTGAGGAATCATTACTGGTTTGCCGATAACAATTGATTTTTTCTTTGCCTTTGCTTTCTTAGCATTAGGTTTTGCCATTGATTTTTGTTTAGGTTTTGATACTTCAGTTGTTCTTGATGCCTTGATTGCTGCGAGTAGATCTTTCTTAGTTTGAGTTTTGCCTGCAGTAATTCCATATGTCTTAGCATATTCAATTAAATCTGTTTTATTCATTCTTGATGGGTTTGCCATTTTTATATCTCCATAGTCGGGGACCGAAATCCCCTATTCATTATAATTAACCTAACAAGATCTTCTTAGCAGATTTAGTAAATTCGCCAAGATTAATTGTTTTTGGTTTTTCTTCTTCTGGTACAACGTTTTCAAGACCAATTAGTAATAGTCCATCTACAACGTCAGCACCAACAACTTTGATAGTATCAGCAAGTGTGAAAGAACGTTTGAAGTTACGGTTAGAAATACCCTTACGAATATAATCAGTTATCCCTTCTTTCATTTTCTTATCACCTGCGACAGTCAAAATACCTTTCTCCAAAGTTAAGTCAATATCTTCAGATTTAAATCCTGCGACAGCGATCTCAATAAGATAATGATTCTCATCTTTCTTTACCACGTTATATGGTGGGTATGATTGTTTTGATTGTTGATTGTCATTGTATTGATATAGATTATCAAACAAACTATCGAATCCCAAGAATAGATCTCTCGGGAAGTTATATGCACTTTGTGTCATATTGTTTCTCCTTATATTAAGCGAGTTATAAAATGAGTCCTCTATTGAGCAACTCGTTATTTGCCCTCATGGCAAATTTGGTAGCAGGACTTGGATTTGAACCAAGGACTTCCAGGTTATGAGCCTGGATTTCTACCCGACTGAATTACCCTGCAATAATTTGGTGGAGGTTCATTTGGTTATAAGGATGAACCTGCCTAATTCCTCAAATCACACTATGCCTATCAGGCTGCGATTGCGTAAGTATCTGCGTTTGCGTTTACTTTGGGTCTTACAACTATTTACCTTCTGTCACCTAGTCGATTCTAAATCAACCCCATTAAGGAATACACTACACAGTGGGGGAGGATGTATAATGTATTCCTTGGTGGAGTTGGTGGGATTCGCACCCACGTGTTAAATGACTCCAGTCAATAGTAAGTGGTAAATACTCTGATTAAATCATTTCCTTACCAAATTAGTAGACAGTTTTTTGTTCATATGAGGACTTCTTCCGTCAAACCTCAGCACCGAGTGCCTATGGGTGATTATATGGTATCACCAAACCATTACATAGATTTTACTTATTGAAAATCTTATATAAAACTGCAGCAGCAACAAGACCAACAAGACCTTGAGCACCAAGTTGTGCAACAATACCAGTGATAGTAGCGATAATATCACCACCAATGAATGGAACTGTACCACCAAAAATCACTTGTAATACGATTGCGAATGCAATCAATGCAACACCTGCTTCTGTGCCAGACTTAATCCAGCTTACGATATCTTTAAACATATTCTTACCTTTTGTTATTAAAAATAGTTTAATGTCGTCACGGACATTTCCTTATCAGGAATGTTCAGTTTATTTATATTAGTTCATTACCTTTATTATACCTTGAAACGGTATGAAAGTAAAGTTTTTAGGGAATTAAAAATTCTTTCCTAGGTTATACTTTGGTTCTAGATTCCATTCACGTTTTTCTTTAAACGGAAGGATTTTGATTTGTGAAAGTGGAGCAACTGGTTCAGTGCTCATTTCAGGTTTAACAAGAGTCACAAGACCCCATTCTGCTAGAAGGTTGGCAATAGTATTTCTACGTGCAGTATCTTCATCACCGAAGTTATTTGGTTTACCGTCTAGTGCAAATAGTTCTTTAAAATGCACAATGTAATAACTGCCACGTTTATGTAAAATATGGCACGACTGGTAAATTGTTTTATTCTTTTGAGATGATACACCTATACGAGTAAGTGTTTCTCTAATCTTTAAAAAGTCATCTTCTTTTGCAAGAGTGACTTCTATCATTGTGTCAATCATATGTATCTCATAATTATTGGATTATCAGATTATTTATAATATATCATTCTTTCCCACCCTTCTCTAACTTATTTCTTATCGCAGATATCTGCTCTTTAGTCAGAATGGTGAGTGCTTGTCTTGCTTTAATGTCATTGTATTTATAGTATTCTTTAATGAGGTCGACCTCTCCACCCTTCTCTTTCTTAGACCACTTAGCATACCTTTTCTTAGGACGTATAATGTTCAATAGAAATTCATACTGTAAACGTTTGTCAAGGAAATGGTTAGTGTTCATCTCATTAGCAATAGCAACTGTATCATTATGATATGACAATGCCCTATTAGTTAGGAATGGACTGTAAGATTTCTCAGCGAGCACATCGTTATCAGTACCACGCATCAAATTCTTTTTAGACGTGTTGATTGAGTTTGTGAAGTCAAATGGGTTAGTCTTTGCCATAGATTGTCCTTATTAAAAATTGCATTCTAATCACGTCCATTGCTACATCGTGTTCTGGATCGTGCTGCACAAATTTATCCGTCAGTTCTTTGGGAATGAAGTCGTGGTTAATATCCGTCCCATAAGTAAAACCGTCCACATAAGACCTGACGTCCCTGATGACCCACCATGGAGTCGGATCGACCAATCCAAGCGAATCGCAGATTGACCGTGTGAACACTGGATCGAATGAATTACCTCTAGTGAATACTTTCTTGGCATTTTTGATATCAAGTGTATTTAAGAATGGTATCAGTTCGGTGATTGACACATCATTATCTGATGGTAGCAATTGCTTTTGAGCATCTTTAGACTGTTTCTTCCACCAATCTAATGAACCTTTCTGAACCTTACGACCATACTTAACTTGGTCTGCTACATCAAACTTAACATACTCACACATATCGAGCAGTTCTTCATAGGTGTATGGGTTGGTTAAAAACCTAGACTCATCATAAGCAATGCCAGCAACTGACAATGCTACACCATCGAAGGCATTTTGACTTAACGTTTCATAATCATAGATTACACACTTCACTTCTTCCACTCAGTATCAACCATAATCTCAGTCAATAATGCCATAGTGTTAATCTCTTGGTCGGCAGCAAATGCTGACTTATGTTGATAGTCTGCTAATGTCACTACGATTTGGGGAATGCTACTCGGTTCTGCATGGTCATAGATTGTATCATATAACTTACGGAAGAAAGGAGCAACGTCTCCATCAATATTTTGACCCACCCATTTCCTCGTGGTAGAGAACTCTTTTGCCTTCAGAGCATCCATTAGGGTCTTGAAATTAGCATCTGACGAGTTGACCAAGATGCCAGAGTCAATCTTACCACTCGCACTGTATCGTTGTAATTCATTCAAGACACGTCTATTGTCAGGGAAGTGCTTAGTAATAACTTCGGCAATGACTTTGTCTTCATATTCAATGTTCTCAAAATCAAGAATCATACAAACACGATGATAGAACTCACTCGCCATTTTAGGTTTATCTTTATTACCAATCTTAAACTCTACAACCGAGCAACGTGAATGTAACGGGGCAATAATCTTATTGACAAAGTTACACGTTAGGATGAATCCACAGTTAGATGAGTATTCCTCCATAAAGTTTCTTAGGGCAGGTTGTACAGTCTCAGCATTCAGATAGTCTGCTTCATCTAGGATAACATATTTGCGTCCACCTGATAATGACATACTTGAAGCAAAGTTTTTAATCTTTGTTCTCAGTGTGTCAATCAAACGACCTTCATCTGAACCGTTGATTACAATATAGTCAGCACCAATCTCTTCCAACATTGCCTTAGCAATCGTGGTCTTACCCACACCAGCTGGGCCAGTTAGTAATAAGTTTGGTACATTTTTATTGTCAACGAACTGTTGAAACGTTGCCTTTAGATCTGCTGGTAATACGGTATCAGCAACCGTTTTGGGTCTGTATTTCTCGACCCACAAAAAGTCTTCCATTCAAGTTCTCCATCATCAAAAAGTATATAGTATATGGTATATAGTATATTATACCGTAAACCCGACTATAAGTAAAGTTCTAAGCAGTCAGAGTTTCGTACAGATCCTCGACTTCACTGTTTTGTGCTTGTACTTCAGCAAGGTTTTGCTTATAGTAAATGTTCACAACTTTACGGATATGCCCTTTGTCCATCTCATACTTAGCATTCAAACCAATGATTGCTTCTTTGATAAACTCACGTTCACCCTCCATACGAGTTAGTGAGTCAGAGCAATCTTTGATTACGTGTAAAATATCTTTCTTATCTTGTTCATTTAATGTCATAATATAATTCCTATTTAAATTGTCAATTAACCGTTGTATTTAGAACCTGCTTCAGTAGCAATCCAGTACTGTGCGATTTCACCTTTAAAGTTAGCAATTCCCTTAGACGAAATAGTGACGGTATAATCGCCAGCAATCATCTTGAAGTTCTCAACTTTAAATACGAAGTCAAACACGGCAGAGTCTGTGCTCACATCAACAGCAAATTCATTAGAGGTTGGATTCTTAACATCAGTTGCTACTAATTTAACAGTAGTACCATCACCACGAACAACTACTTCAGGTAATTGTAATTGGTTTGCTGCATTAGCAACTCTAGCAAATACGTCCTTCTTCATAACGAAAGTAATTTCCTCAGAAGGCAATTCAATATTCTTCTCAGGTGGAGCAGTTACCATTGATGCATCTGTATAGGTGTATCGTGATTTAGTAGAACCCTCACTTAGTGTTACGTTGTTGTCTTTAAAATCAAATTCAGCATCGTCAAATAAACTTGCCAGTCCTAGGAATTGGTTCAACTCATAGATAGCAAAGTCTTTAGGGAAGTCTTCAGGAACGATTGCTTGAGCAAGAATGTTTTTCTGCTCAGATACTGTTCTGATTTTATTACCTGCTTTGAATGCCATTGATGGATTCACTGTTGCGAAATTCTTTAAAATTTCAACTGTCTTTTCACTTATCTTCATTTCTATTTCCTTATCATTTATGTTTCATCATTTTCTCCTATTGTAATTGATAAAGTGCTGTCTGTAATTCCAGACATAGTATTCAAAGCCAACTGTAATTCCAGTTGTATAGTGTTTATATTATATTATACTTTACTTTCGGTTGATTGTAAAGTTTTATCGTGTTTTGTATCGTGTACGTGTAATGCCATTATCCCATAGTGGAGGACTTTCATCAAATCCTTTCTATAATCTTCAGGTGTTCCTTTCTTTCCATACCGTTGGGCATACTTAATAATATTCCCAATTGTAAACCCAGCACCGTGTCCAGCATCCATTATAAATTCAGTAGACTGAATATTATTCATAGAGTAGTGCTCACCATAAGTTGCCGACACATAGTCGTACAACTCTTTTAGGATTTTATCTTCGCTGTATTTAAATTTACTCATTTCTTCATATTCTTAATTTGTTTAGCATCAGCAGTAGCACTCGCACCTAGAGATGCTAAGTCTGCTAAAGAACCACCGAACGTATATGAACCCGTGTGTAATAGTTTCATCCAAGGTGCTAAGAAAGTTTCAACTCCAATCTCACGCATCCACTGACAGAACATATAGTCTTCAGACAAGTATCGTTTAGACTTCTCATCAATTAGTGCTTGAAAATACATATGGATCTCACGACTACCGTCAAAGTGTTTAGTTCTTACGTGGTCAGGGATATATGAGAAGTCAGGATATGCTTCACCGAACTTTTCAAACGCACTACGTTGTATCATCATAAAACCTGTGCCACCTTCAAGAACTGACACGGGTTTATCTAAACGAATTTCAGTTTGACCACCAGCAGGGTTGAATACATAATCACCCACAAAGTTCTCGAGGTCGCCTGGATTATCATCAGCATAACCTTTATCAACTGCAAGTTTAATCTTTTCCCAAGCAATAGTTTTCTTCGGGTATGGTCCACACATAATCTCTTTACGTTTCTTAGGATCCATCTCTTCTGGATCCATCAATGCTGCGAGGGATAATACATCATTCGCATCAAAACCAATGTCAGAGTCAATGAACATCAGGTGAGTGTAATCACCACGCATAAACTCATCAACACAATAGTTTCTAGCACGAGTAATTAGTGACTCGTTAAACAAATAGAAGAACTTGATGTCAACATCATATGCTTGTCCCATTTTAGCAAGGTCGGCAGATGATTTACAATACATACCGTGACACTGTCCACCGTACATCGGGGTTGCCACAAAGATTTTTCTTTTTCTTAATTCAGATAATTCAATTTCTAATTCCATTTTTCTCCAAGGTTAGTTCTCATATTATATTATACTATAAAAAAGGCAGGAAGTAAAGTTCCTGCCAATTTTATTTTTATTAGTTAGACTCTAGAAAGGGTTATCAATAACATCCTCATCCTCAACTTTAGTCACACCAGACGCATCATCATACTGCTCAACACCAGCATCAACCTTAGTATATAAGTCAGCAAAAGACAATTTAGTGTCTTCATCAAAACGGTTAATACATAAGTTAATTGCTTTCATTCGGTCATCAAAGATAGAAAATGCTTTAGCAACGTGAACCAGACGACGAGTAGAAATAATTTCGTCAACACCACCGTCATAAAAAGTCTTACGGATGATATCAGCCCAGTCTACAAGTTTCTCAACAAAGTCAGAGTCTTTAATATCTAACGACTCAAACACACGACCTAGGATTTTCTTCTCAATTGCTGGAGAAGGATATTCCTGCTCAACCGTAACTGGGAAACGTTCAAGGAATGCTTCATTCAGAATGTTAGTACCGATAAAACGACCATCATCAGAACCTTTACCTTTAGTATTAGCAGTTGCGATAGCAGTAAACCCTTTCGCTGGAGTCACATACTCACCAGTCTTCTTAATGAAATAACCACCACCCTCAAGAATTGACTGAAGAGCCATAATCTTAGAAGGATTACCAAGGTCAATTTCGTCAAGTAACAATACCGCACCTTTTTCCATTGCTTTAATCACAGGACCTTTAAAGAATTTCGTTTCACCATTCACCAGACGGAAACCACCAATCAAGTCATCTTCATCAGTTTCAACCGTAAAGTTCACACGGATAACTTCCCGACCAGTTTGGGCACACGCTTGTTCAATACCGAACGTCTTACCATTACCAGACATACCAGTA